TCAGAAGTCCTCGCTGCGCCAGACCTTCAGTACGCGGCCGAAGACCTCGAAATCCATGCCTTCGGTGATGTCCCAGGCGTCGTACTTGGTGTTTTCGGATTTCGCCCGGACCACCAGGCCGGTGGCGGTGGGAATGCGCTGCAGCCGCTTGATGAAGCCTTCGCTGCCGACGCGGAAGAAATAGATGGCGTCGTATTCGACGGCCTGCACGCCCCGGTCGACGATCAGGGGGTCGCCCGGGTTGAACATGGGGCGCATGGAGTCGCCGAAACCGGTGACGATGCACAGGTTCTTCGAGGCGGAAAAGCCCCGGACATTCTTTTGCAGCCATTCAGGGCTGACGTTCCAGCTTTGAATGACGCCTGGCTGGTCACGCAGTTCCAGGCCATTACCCATTGCGCCTCCGGTATCGAACTGGGCGATGAGGACGTTGTCGAGGTTCGGTCTGCCCAGCCGTGCATGGTCGAAAGAAACGAGCCGGCCTGACGGCTCGTCCGGCATGGCATCGGGAGAGATTTCGCGCCAGAGGTCGGGGTGGGGAAGATCCATCCAGTGTGCGGACTGGCCCAGGCCCATGGAGAGCTTGGCGGCCAGGGCGTCGCCGACCTTGCGCGGGTTCTTGTCCCGCTTGCCTTGGAATCCTTGAAGGATCTGGTCGAGGTATTTGCGACTGACGCCGGCGCGTTCGGCCAGGCGGTCTACGCCCCCGGCCTCGTGCACGGCGTACTTGAGGTTGTTCAGTCGGATCGATCGGATGTCCATGGTAGCGATAGTAGCAATCCGCTACCCGAAAGTACAGTAGCGATTCGCTGTTGACTTCATGGTAGCGACTCGCTACCATGAATTGCAACTCCACGACAGTCGGGCTGGCCGCAAGCCGACGCAGGAGGACCACAACCGGCATAAACCTGGAACAAGGATGACGAGGCATGGCATTTGGTTTTGAACGGGGGGCGTCCCGATGAAATACGCCAAGGAAGTCCTGGAAACGATGTCCGCCCACCCCGGCCGCCCATGGCGCATGGCCGAACTGGTGCGCGGGGCGTCCGGTGCGCGTGAACTGTCGCGCCGCGAACGCAATGCAATGCGCCAGGCGATATTGCGTGTGCTGGAAACCCTGCACGACGGGGGGCAGGTGGTGCGCATCGAACACGCCCGCAATTCGCTTGCCTATGTCTGGAACGAAGTGCGACACGCGGAGGATTGCGCCCACGCCTGACCTTGCTGCACAATTCGTTCATGCCGTCGCGCTTTGCGCCGACGGCCCCAAACAAGGCCCGCCCAGTGCGGGCCTTATTTATGAGAGGGTACGTACGTCCGGCCAACACGTCGGCAAGTGCTCTTTGCAGTCTCCCTGACCAGGCTCGCCATCGGCGGGCCTTTTTCATTTGCGCGCCCCGCGTTCTCGCCGAGAACGCGGGGCGTTTTGCTTGGCGCTGCCTTCAGGGAGCACGGCGCCTTGATCCGACCACATCGAAGGAGCGACGCATGGCGAACAGTTCGGCCACCGGCGGCTACCTGGCGCCCCTGGCCCTTTCCCCGCCCCTGGAGGACGCCGAACTCGAGGCGCTGTTCCAGGGGTTCATTGCCGGCGTGTCCGGCCTGCCTCTCAACCTGGTTCGTACACGCTGGCCTGCCGCCGGCGTGGAACCACCCGCGCAAACCGATACCTGGTGCCTGATGGACATCCGGTCGCAGCGCGCGGATGCCGGTCCGGTCGTGGCACACGACCCGGCCGGAGAAGGATCTGATTCATACGTTCGGCACGAAGACATCGAGGTGCTTTGCTCGATGTTCGGGCCGCGCGCCCTGCGCCACGCGGCGCAGTTGCGCGACGGCGCCGCCGTGCCGCAGAACCGCGAGCCCTTGCAGGCGCAAGGCATCGCGATCAGCGGCGCGGGGCCGATCCTGGCCCAGCACGAACTCGTGAATCAGCAGTGGATACGGCAGTTCGACATGACCTTGCGCTTTGCGCGGCAGGTCATCCGCAGCTATCCGGTCCTGAATCTTCTGTCGGCGCAAGTCACGACGCATGCCGCGTCGCTGTCCACGACAGACAACACCAACCACCTTGCAGATTAAGGGATTTACCATGGCTAATGGATTGCCGGTATCACGCCTGATCAACGTTACGATCAATATGTCGCCGCTGGCGGCGCAGGGCGCGAGCCTGAACACCGCCCTGTTGCTGGGCTCGTCCGCGGTCATCGACACCGGCGAGCGCATGCGCGCTTATGGCGGCATCGACGCCGTGGCTGCCGACTTCGGCACCACCGCACCCGAATACCGCGCGGCCCTGTTGTACTTCCAGCAGACGCCCCAGCCTTCGCAGCTGTACATCGGCCGTTGGGCCAAGGGCGCGACGTCGGCGACGCTGCGCGGCGCCGTGCTGTCGGCGGCTGAAAAACAACTGTCCGCCTGGACCGCGGTCACCGCGGGTGGCTTCGCGCTGACGGTCGACGGCACCGCCAAGTCGGTCAGCGGCCTGGACTTCTCGGGCGTCACCAACCTGAACGGCGTGGCCTCGATCATCTCGACCGCGCTGGTGTCCGCCTCGGTGCTGTGGAACGGCTCGCAATTCGTCGTGACCTCGAACACCTCGGGCACCTTGTCGACGTTGGGCTACGCGTCGGCACCCGCTACCGGCACCGACATCTCGTCGATGCTGGGCCTGACCGCCGCCCAGGCCTCGGCCCCCGTCGCGGGTATCGTCGCCGAGACGCCGGTGGACGCCGTGGCGCTGTTCCTGGACCGCTTCGCCAACAAGTTCCTGGGTCTGGCCTTTGCCGATGCCGAACTGACGAGCGCGCAGCACCTGGCGGTGGCCGGCCTGATCGAGGCCGACCAGCGTCACCTGTACGGTGTGTCGACCCAGTCGCCCCAGGTGCTGGACCCGACCCACCACGACGACATCGCCAGCCAGTTGAAGGCGCTGAAATACAAGTACACGATCGTGCAGTTCTCCAGCGCCAATCCGTACGCGGTGGCGTCGCTGCTGGGCCGCATGCTGACGGTGAACTTCAACGCCAACAACACCACGATCACGCTGATGTACAAGCAGGAGCCCGGCATCGTCGCCGAGACCCTGACCAGCAGCCAGGCCGACACGCTGGCCGCCAAGAACTGCAACGTCTTCGTCAATTATGACAACGACACGGCCATCATCCAGTACGGCGTGACGCCCAGCGGCATCTTCATCGACTCGGTCTACAACGCGATCTGGTTCCGCAACCGCGTGCAGACCGACGTCTACAACCTGCTCTACACCAGCCCCACCAAGGTGCCGCAGACCGACGCCGGCAACCAGCTGATCGCCTCGGTGATCGAAGCCGCGTGCGAGGCCGCGGTGAACAACGGCTACCTGGCCCCGGGCGTGTGGAACTCGGCCGGCTTCGGTGCGTTGAAGCAGGGCGACACGCTTTCCAAGGGCTACTACGTCTACGCACCGGCCATCGCCACCCAGTCCCAGGCCGACCGCGAAGCGCGCAAGGCCGTTCCGTTCCAGGTCGCCGCCAAGGAAGCCGGCGCCATTCACACCGTCGACGTTCTGGTCACGGTCAACCGCTAAACAGGAGTAGCAGATGTCTACCTATTCGTTCGCTGATATCAGCGCCAGTCTCATCGGCCCGGGCGGGGCGATTTCGCTGGGTTCCGGCTCGGGCGTTGCCGACGAAGGCATCGCCATCGTCGCCAAGGGTGAAAAGAGCGCCATGACGGTCGGCGCCGACGGGGAAGTGATGCACACGCTGCGCGCCGACAAGAGCGGCACCGTGACGCTGAGCTATCTGAAGACCTCGCCGGTCAACGCCCAGCTGCAGGCCCTGTACGACGCGCAGTCGCTGGACAGCCGCCTGTGGGGCAAGAACCTGATCACGGTCACCAACCCGTCCACGGGCGACGTGACGGCTTGCCGCTCGTGCGCCTTCAGCAAGAAGCCCGATCTTTCCTACAAGAAAGACGGCGACGTGGTGAAGTGGACGTTCGACGCCGCGAAGATCGACACGATCCTGGGGACCTATTAAGCCATGGCATTGGAAATCGATCTGAACGGCCACCGGTACTCCATTGGAAAACTGAGCGCCAAGCAGCAGTTCCATGTGTCGCGCCGCATCGCTCCGATCGTTCCTACGCTGATCCCCGTGTTCGCCCGCCTCGCGGCGGGCGGCCGCGGAATCATCGAGGATCCGGGCGGCATGGCCGATGTCCTGCAGCCGCTGGCCGATGGCCTGGCAGGCATGAAGGACGAAGACGCCGATTACGTCCTGGACACCTGCATGCAGGTTGTCCAGCGCAAGCAGGAGCATGGCTGGACCAGCATCTGGTCGGCCAGCCAACGGGTGCCGATGTTTCAGGACATCGACCTGGGCGTCATGCTGCCGCTGATGTTGCGGGTCATCGTCGGAAGCCTCGGGCCTTTTATACAAGGGCTGCTTACCAGCCAGACCGGCAGCCCCGAGGCGACACAGGCTGGCTGAAGAGCCTGCCCGGTGGCGAGGATTGGTTGCTGGCGCCGGTCCTTGAGGGACTCTGCAAGTACGAGTCCCTCAAGGACGGCTCCCTGGACCTGGCCGACATCGCGCTTCTGAACGACGCGCTGTCGGTCCGGGCAGACAACAAGGCGGAAGCGCATCGCCGCCACATGGCAGAAAGAAATGGCTAATACCTCAGGGTCCGCGACCGCGGGCCAGATTTTCACATTCAAACTCGACAAGGATGACCTCAACGACCTCAAGCAGACGATCGGCGATTCGCGCAAGCAAAGCCTTGCGGACGCCCTTGCCGTGTTTGCGGACCGTGCGAAGAGCGTCATCGGTTTCGCCGAGAACAAGATCGCCGAGTTCGAGAAGGGCTACCTGAACGCGCAGCTGGCCGGCACCTCGTCCAAGGACATGCGGGCGCTGGAGGGCGTGTCACAGGAATTCGGCGTGTCCGCCGAGGCCGTGCGTGCCAGCGTCCAGGCCCTGCATCGCAATGCTCGCGACGATCCGCAGGCCGCCGCGCTGCTGGAAAAGCTGTACATCTCGGCGAGCAATGGCGCGGGCGGACAGCGCGACAGCATCGATCTCATCCAGGAACTGGGCGACGCGCTCAAGAACCTGACGTCACAGCAGGCGAGCGATGCGGGCAACAAGCTGGGCATGGACCCGCAGCTCATGGAAGCCATGCGCAGCCCGGGCTTCGGGCAGCAACTGTCTGTCATGCGCGATAGCCTGGAAGACAGCAAGATTGAAGCGGCCGGCGAGCGTGCTCACCGGATAATGAAGTCGGTGCGGGATATCGGCCTTTCCGTGGATGAGATGTTCGCGCAGGCGCTGCTGACCATGGCGGACCGGCTGGAGCCGATGCTCCAGAGTATATCGGCCTGGTTCAAGGAAAACGGCGCCGAAGCGGGCAAGCGGCTGGGCGAGATCGGCAATCTCGTGCTGACCGTGATGTCGCTGTTCGGCCCCCTGATCTCGGCGCTTACCTGGCTGGACGGAGCGACGGGGGGACTCAGTTCCGAGATCATGTTGCTGGTCGGCGGCTTCCTGCTGCTGGGCGGCGGCGGCGTGGTGGGCGCTCTCATGAGCCTGTTTTCCTCCTTGGGAAGTATCAGGGGAGTCGTGGGCGCGCTGGGCCCTCGGCTGGCGTCGATGGCCGGCACGATCGGCTCGGCCGTCAGCCGCGCCTGGTCGACGGTCTCCGGCGCGGCGTCGAGCATGTTCGGCAGCGTGATGGCTCAGGGCCGCGCGGTGATGACCCAACTCGGCGGTTGGGCCGGCTCGCTCTGGTCCTCGGTGGGGGGCCTGGCGACGCGCGGCGTCGCGGCCGCCGCCAATGGCATGAAGGCCATTGGCGAAACGGCGATGCAGTGGGGCCAGTCGTTTCTGGCATCGGCGGGTTCCTGGCTTGGCCGGCTGGTCGACGGCGCCAAGGCGCTGGGCCGTGGCACGGTGGCGTTGGCGCCTCGCTTGGCCGGCGGCGCGGGCCTGCTGCTCTATCCCAGTTCGCTGGGGGACGATCAGAAGTTGCTGCGCGAGATAGAGAGCAATCAGGCGAAAGGCCTGCCTGGCCCGGGCTTTACCCAGGTTCCTGGCAGTGTCCTGCCGCCGGCGCTTGAGGGCACTCAGGTCGCGCCTTGGCGCGACTACCAGCCTGGATTCGTCACCGGCGCGGCAGCCGGTGTAGCGGCCGGCCAGCAAAGCGGCGGGCCCGTGTCGGTCAACGCCACCACCAACGTCTATGTCAACGGGTCGATCGACCCGCTGGCGACCGGCCAGGCGGTGGCCAGTCAACAGGACCGGGTCAATGCGGACCTGACCCGCAACCTGCAGGGGAATCACAAATGAGCGAATTGAACTTTGCAGGCTCGGACATGGTGGGCCTGATGTCGAAAAAAATCGGCGACATCGTGGTGCAGGCGACGTTGAGCGAGACCTATGACGACTCGCTCAAGATCACCAGCCATCCGGTGGAATCCGGCCCCTACGGCAAGTCCGCGATCAGCGACCACTCCTACAAGATGCCGTTGGGCCTGACCATGAAATGCGGCTGGAGCAACGCCTCGTATGAGGCATTGCTGGGCGCGCAGGCCATGGACGCGACCAACGGCAAGGCGGCCGCCGATGACTACGCCTCGGCGGTGTATTCGCAGTTGCTGAGCCTGCAGGAATCGCGTGAACCGATCGAGGTGGTGTCGAGCCGCCGCCGCTACAGCAGCATGTTGATCGAGAAGCTGGCGGTCGAACATAGCAAAGACACGTCCGGCGCCGTGGTGGTGACGGTGACGTTCCGCGAAGTCATCGTGGCGCAGACCCGCAGCACGTCCTTGCCTCCCTATGCCAATCAGAAGGAGAAGGACAAGACCGCGGATACGCAGCGCCTAGGCACGAAATCGTCCAAGCCCGCAGCGCCGCCCAGCGGCGGATCGCTGCACTGGACCTAGGAGATACGCATGAACTACTTCGAGATACCCGTGTCGCCGATTCCGCAGGTCTTCGCCATTTCGCTGGGCGGCGATGACTACCGGCTGACGCTGCAGTACCGCGACGGCTGGATCCTGGATGTGGCCGACGACCTGGGCAAGCCGTTGGTATCCGGCATTCCGCTCGTGACCGGCCTGAACCTTCTGGCGCAGTACCGCCACCTGGGGTTTGCCGGCGGCCTGCGCGTGGCGGGCGCGGAATCGCCGGACGACGTGCCGACCTTCAATGACCTCGGACGCGGCGCCAAGCTCTATTGGGTGGCGGACTGACATGGCCGACATATCGACAATGGAGCCGATCACCGCCTATGGTGATCCCGTGGATGAGGGCGACGGCGTGCGCCAATGGGGCCGGAAAGCGTCGCTGATCGTGGGCGACGAAGAAGCCCTGGACCTGTCCGAACTGAGCTTCAGTTTCGACATCAGGCGCAATGACGCCAAGTCGCCCAATACCGCCACCATCAAGGTGATGAACGCCAGCCGGGAAACCGCCAGCATGGTGCAACGGGAGTTCACCCGGGTGGTGGTGCAGGCAGGATACCAGGGCAACTACGGCGTGATCTTCCACGGCAACGTGGTGCGGGCCAAATGGGGCAGATCGGGTGACACCGAGACGGTCCTGGACATCACCGCCGCCGACGGCGACAAAGCCTACAACTTTGCCGTCATCAATGCGACCGTGCCGAAAGGCAGCACGCAGGGCGACAAAGTGCAGCTGCTGTGCTCGGCGATGAACCCCTACGGCGTCAAGCAAGGCTATGTGCCCGACCTGGGCGGCAAGATCTCGATCCGCGGGGCGGTCATGGCCGGCATGGCCCGCGACTACCTGCAGGACGTCTGCGGCAGTTCCAACACGCTATGGAGCATCCAGGACGGCAAGGTGGTGGTGGTGCCCGACACGGCCTACGTGCCCGGTTCCGTGCCGGTGGTGTCCCACGAGACCGGTCTGATCGGCATGCCCGAACAGACGGAGAAGGGCATCAAGGCACGGATGCTGCTGAACCCCAGCATCCGCGTGGGCGGCTTGATCCATCTGGACAACAGCCGCATCGCCGAATACGGCTTCCAAGCCAAGACCGGTGCGAAGGCCGGCGGCGGCAAGGATGCCGCGGCCGAGGCCGATCGCAGCGAACAGCGGCGCATCAGCAGCGATGGCTATTACTACGTGATGGAAGTGGCGCACCGCGGCAATACCCGTGACAACGATTGGTACACGGACGTGTTGTGCATTGCCACCGACGCCACCCTGTACCCGGGAGATCTGGGGCGGGCAAGCGCGGACGGCGGCGGGGGCAAGCCCGCCGACGTCGTCAAGTAGCTGGCGGCCGTGTCCGCAGCGGGTCCGGCTCTATTTTTGCAGGATGATCCATGAATCGACTTGAAACTTTGAACGACCCGGAAACGGTGTTCACCAGCGCCATGCGTGGCGCGCTGGCGCAAACCTGGACCGCGATGCCGGCGATCATCGGTGAATTCGATCCGGTGGCGATGACATGCACGGCGCAGCCGGCAATCCGGGCACGCGTGACCACGCCCGAGGGGCAGCAGCAGAACCTCAAGCTGCCGTTGCTGGTGGACTGCCCGGTGTATTTCCCGTCGGGCGGCAATTGCACGCTGACCTTTCCGATCCAGCCAGGCGACGAATGTCTGGTGGTGTTTGCGTCCCGCTGTATCGACGCCTGGTGGCAATCCGGCCAGGTGCAGGACCAGGCCGAGATGCGGATGCACGACCTGTCCGACGGCTTCGTCTATGTGGGCGTGCGCTCCCAGCCTCGGGTGTTGCCCGCGGTCAGCACCACGACCACGCAGCTGCGCAGCGATGACGGTTCCACGTTCGTGGAGCTGGACCCCGCCGCCGGCAAAGTGAAGATCGTGGCGCCCGGCGGCTTTGATGTGGTTGCACCCATGTCCGAGTTTTCCGGGCAGGTGCTGGTCAATGGCCTGCTCAGCTACGTAGCGGGGCTGGTGGGCAGTGGCGGCGAGGGCAACGCCGCCCAGATCACCGGCGTGCTGAATGTGATCGGCCAGATCCTGGCCAACGGCAAGCGGGTGGACGACACCCATACCCATACCGCTCAAGGCGCCAACGCGGTGACTACGCCGCCTAACTGAGGATTCCTATGCGTTACCGAAAACTGGACGCCGACGGCGACTATTCCTTCGGCTCGCGCCAGGCCGACTTTCTGCGCGATACGGCCCAGACCGTCGCCCAGGCCGTGCAGACACGGCTGCAGCTATCGCGCGGCGAGTGGTTCCTGGATGTCACCGAAGGCACGCCCTGGAATAGCGAGGTGCTGGGCAAGCAGCCCAGGGCCAGCTACGACTGGGCGATCCGCCAGCGCATCCTGGGCACGCCCGGGGTGACGGCGCTAACTGACTATTCGAGCCGGCTCGACCCGCAGACCCGCGGCTTGAGCGTCACGGCATCCATCTCAACCCTTTATGGCACGGCCACCGTGCAGGCGGCATTATGACGATTCTCTCAACGGCCCCGGTGATCGACGCCGCGGGCATCCGTGCGCCGACCTACGGGGAGGTGCTGCAGTACTTCAAGGATCAGTACCGGAACATCTACGGCGCGGACACCTACCTGGAAGCCGACAGCCAGGACGGCCAGTTGCTGGCGGTGTTTGCCATGGCCATCCATGAGGCCAACACCGCGGCGGTCACGGTCTACAACGCTTTTTCGCCCGCCACCGCGTCCAACGCGGCGCTGTCGAGCAACGTCAAGATCAACGGTCTGGTCCGCGGGGCGGCTACGCGCTCGTCCGTGGACCTGCGCATCGTGGGGCAGGGCGGCGTCACGATTGTCGATGGCGTGGCGACCGATGCCAATCGCGGCCGCTGGCAGTTGCCGGCCAGCGTCACCATTCCGCCCGGCGGCGAGATTACGGTGACGGCCTACAGCCAGACGCTGGGCGCCGTGACGGCCCCGGCCGGTGCCATCAACCAGATCGGCACGCCGACGTTGGGCTGGCAATCGGTCACCAACCCGGCCGCCGCGGCGCCGGGTGCGCCGATCGAGAGCGATGCCGCCTTGCGGGTGCGCCAGGCCGTCTCGGTG